CAGAAATCGAGATGGTCCCCAGTTTCCTGCTTCGCAATAAACTTCCACCGGTAACGGCGAGCTTCGGGGGCAACCAGTCGCTTGAGATCGCGGTGCCAGGTAGCAGAATCTTCCTTAGATGCGTATCCACTGATCAAGGAATCGTCGCCCTGCATCATCATGGGAGTGCCGGCGGGGACGGCCAAGCGGAGGCATGAATAAGCGTTGTTGCACCATGTGTTCATGGTGAGCGTGGATCTACAACCGGAGGGAAGGCAAATGTCGACGTCGCCGAGGAAGGAGCTCATGTTAGTGCGGACGGAGATGAAATCAGTGATGATGTCCTCAGGCACACCGTAAGTCCGACACATCGAAACAAAGGCGAGCAACATGGCTAAATCGACATTCTTGTCCCAAGCAGTGTAGTCACAGGCGATGGCCTGGCCGTGTTTCCAGTACTTCTCGAGGAACTCGTCGCGCTGTTGTTCCGAGTGACCCTGATTCCAATACGTAGTTGGAAGCAGGTCACGCGCGATACATTTCTCGACATAGAGAATGGCGGGACCGATGTAGAACACCCAGTCAAGAGGGTAGGGCGAAACTACTTGCACCTTACCGGCGGGCTTCAAGCGCTTACCAAGCTTCTTCACAGTAGAAGCTTTGATGAAGTAGGGGATGTGACGCGGGTTCCAATCATGGTCACGTTTGCCTAGGGCGGTCTCGATCTGCCGCATAGTCTTGCCTGAACACCACGACTTAAGGAACTCGCGTGAGGCGGAATCCCACAAAGCCTCATCAAAACCGCGTCGCATGCGCATGAATTTGCGGCTGGCGCGGAGAAGGGCACGAGAGCGCTCATGTACGTCGGCGGTCTCGGCCTGCCGGTGCTTGACGACGGGAATGCGCTCCCGGTAGCTGATGTTGGCAAGTGGGATGTCTCTAGCGCTGTTGACCGGGGCATGCGTCTGACCTTCACCGTTAAAGCATGACGTCAAGTTGCCGAGATGATCGGGGACATTGCGTTCGACGTCACCAGGCTCGATGATGATGGAGACAGGATCCGGTATGCGACCAATCTCGTAAACGGACGGATGGTAGTCCGGGTGCGAGTCACTGTAGACATCGAGATCCATGGGAGCGGGGGCAAGGTGGGAAACGAGGTCGCGTATGCGTTCCGCACGAGGACGGTGGTCGTGGTTCGGAATCGTGCGGCGGAAGCCTGAGGGACCATTGCGTCTGCGGTTCTTGACCAGGGCGGGAGTAGAGAATGAGGACCAAACGCCGGTGAGAGAAGGGTGGTTCGCCGTGGTGAAATCAGGCCTGTGCACATCAACCCAACCTCCGACACGCATGAGAGGCGGAGCGGCGAGACCAAGTGCGGCGCGGCAAGAAGGAAGGGCGTCGAACAGATGGGCGTGAACGGCTCGCGCGATAAGACGGTCTGGATCATCAGCCGGGCCCAAGACTGCGCGACCCGAGCGAGAGAAAACGGCAAGAATGGCGCTCATAATGAGCGAATTGCCGAAAGTCCGTGGGTAATCACCGCTAGATTGTCCGAGGTCCTTGGGAATACGCAGATAAATGTCACCAGTGGCGCGCGTGAGAGCAGTGTACATGGTATTGTCAGTCTGGGAAGAGGTGAGCCCTCCGAGATCGATGCCTATGTTCCTGGCAGTTTCCCTGACAGTTGCGGAAAGAGACGCATTGGGCGCCTGAGTTGGCAAGCACCTCAACGAATCTGGGTGAGGCAGCGAGGACGGGGAGACCGGCTGGAAGCTCGGATACCAAGAACAAATGCCCGTGACGAGGTGCGTTGGTGCCGCGGTGGAGACCCAAAAGCTCAGCGATTTCTATCGAAAGGCGCTGAGTAACGGTGCAGTACTCCGTGATCAGGTGAGCGTAGAACTGACCTTCGCTCTGTAGCTCGCGGGATTGGGACTCGGCCTCGGGGAAGACACCTAGCTGCTGCGCAGGATCGCCGGTGATGACTATCTCATCAATCTCATCGTAGGCGAGGAGCAAGAGTGGAAGGGTGCCGGCTGCATTAAGGAAAAATTCATCGCAAACGAGTTTGCGACGAGCGCCCTGCGCGAGAAGGACATTACCGGTTGGGAACATATACCCGGCGGGAGAAGCGAACTGTCCGCGGAGGTTGGCGTAATTCTCGGCCCGCAGCATAGGGGTGGGCGAGTGGACGCGCACATCAGCTTCCGGGACACCGGCTGCGAACCATCGCTGCAACTCGGTTCGGATGGCGTAGGTCTTTCCACACCCCGGGACGCCGGCATAAAAGCGCAAAGCGATAGTTCGCAAAGAGCCGTGTTCAGCCATTGAGTCGAGTCGTCTAGCGGCCTCTTTACCATTGACATCGTTAGAATCGAGGTACTTAGGGTAGAGTTTGAGATCAGCCGAGAGGAGTCGCGCTCTATCCCGATCGACATTAGTCATCTGATAATTGACGACCGTAGGGGTGAGGCCGACAATGGGCAGAGGGACGTACGGACGATTGGTGAGGCGGGCGTAGTTGCGGACCATAGCAGCCATGGCCACAATGGAAGCCTGGCGAGAACCGGAAAGATTCATGGCGGCGGGGTTGGCGTAGTTGCCAGACATGCGGTTCCACACATCTTGGTAAGCCTGTGTGCAAGTAGCAAGTAGCGGAGCAACCACATGGAGACCGAGTGTGACACTGGTGAGCTGAACACGACCACCCATCAAAGGCGCATTGATGACAGAGCCCTGGAACATGGGACCGGGTTCAATATGGTTGTTACCGTTGGCAGTGCCGATATGGGCCTTCAGGATGGGGCGACCAGGGGGGGGAGCGGAGCTATACACGGGAGCAAGGGCCACCATGCCGGGCGCATTAGGATCGCAACCGTCGACATCCAAACCGACGGAGAAAAACGAAGCGATGCGAGGGATATCTGCCGGGTCGACGGAGCCATCCGCATAAGGGGGCCTGTCGGCAGGATCCAGCGAAGCACACCAGCAAGCCCATAACACGCTGGGAGGTGCGTGAATGACTGTGGCGAGCGCCACCCACATACAGTCAGAAACATTGGCCAAATACGTGGCAGCAATGGGAAGACCGGGCGTGGGCATTGCCTGGATGAGGGCCTCTAGATCCCGGAAATCAGGCACCAGACTGGGTCGGATAAACCATGGGGCATAGGGATCAACAGGCGCGAGGACTGCCGGAGCGTTACCGCCGATGACCAAAGGGGCAGCGGTCGGGGGGGGAGCGGTAACGGTGGGGATGGCGGGGATGAGAGGAGTGGGGGGAAGCGGTTGAGGTGCAGCTCCACCGATCACAATGTTGGGCGCTTGTGCCGGGACAGATCGGAAG